GAAGCGGGTACGTCGCTTGTCCAGTTTGCAAGGTAATTGCACCCTCTTCAATGGTCCAGAGATTGATACCCCTGTTTGACCATTCAATAGTCAACAAATTGAGACTTCGACGCGCTGTTTTAAGGTCGTAACCGGTCCGCAGTTCGGCACCGCACCTCTCAAACGCTTCTTCTATGATGTCCCGAAGTTCGAGGTTAAATTCTGTTGTTCCGGAGGTTGTCATCTTACTTTCCTATACGGAGCAACTTTTTTAGCCACCCCTTTAGGCTGGGCGACGAACTGCTTTCCTGCGGCTTTTCCTGCTCGCTTGGCTCGGGTGGTCGCGGCGTACTCTTGCGGGGAGAGCGCTTTGATGGCGCTGCTTGGGAGGTATCTTTCCCCTGTAGCCTTCGGTCCCTGCGTAGATGGTTTGCCACTTTTAGTTCTCCACTTTTGATCTGTCCACGCCTTCAGACTCTGCTGCGGCTTTTTCAAGTTCGACATATCGTTCTCTTTGCCTAATCTTCCTGAAGTCTTCAGACGCTTCTAAAATCCAGTGAAACACGTTGCCTTCTTTAACGTCGTAAACTGGAAACCTAATCCCTGTACCCACCGCCAGCCTTTTTGTACTGAAGTGCCATCATTTGAGCCTTACGGGCACTCCACTGACCCGGAGCACCCCCCTTACCACCGGCCTTAATACGCTCAAATATGGATTTGCGTAGTCCGGGTTTGGTGTAGTTACCTGCCTCATTTACACGAGACTTACCGCCTTGGGAATAAATAGCAACAGACAAATCCCCGTCTTTTTTCTTGACGGTTTTGGCTGGCTTCATAGCCTTTGGCAGTTTTTTAGGGTTTACTGCGCCCATACCCCGGGATGCACGCATTTAGCACTTTCCGCCGCCCATCATGCGAACTTGCATACCGCGAGTTTTGCCTTTTTTAGCAACACCATCGGCTTGTTTGTGACCAGCAGCCAAACCGCCAGACTTCATCTTCTTCATTCCGGCTTCTTTCATCTCATGCTTGAGCATGGACTTGGGGGCGCCCTTTTTCTTCATAAAGGACACTTCCTTCTTCATCATTGCCTTTGACTCTTTCATGACTCCACCTTCCTTTTTAGTAAACTCTTTGCCTACGGACGTTGGTACGCCCACCTTTTTTGCAAACTTTGGGTTATTAGCCACCGCTTGCATAAACCTTTCCTGCTTGGCTGATACGGTTGGCATCAGACCATCTTCCCACGGGTCTTACCACGTTGAGCACAACCATCAGCACGTTTAGACGCAGATGATACTTTCCCGCCTTTTTTCATATACCCCATTTTGTTTCGTACTTCGGTAGGTAATTTTGAAAGACCGGGGTTTTGTTCTGCATTAACAGGTTTTAGATTATCCATTATTTACCTCGCTTGAATAAGTCGGTCAATTTTTTCTTCAAACTTGTTAAAGCGTTCATCAATATAGCGCTCAAGTTTTTCAATTTCTGTTTTAGTAGCGTTTTCACGAGCCACCTCCAATTTAGTATCATTTAACATCTTTTCCAGCGTATTTAGTTTGTTGTTCTTTTCCCAAGCAACAAACCCTGCCACACCCACCAAGGCAGACAACACACCAGACCAAGAAAATAAAATCATCTGCTCCATATCAGCACTTCCACGCCCGTAGGCTTTTGTTGATACGGCTGTTTGGATCATTAGCGGTTTTGGCACTAGTTAACTTCTTTTTCATGCCTGTCATCCGAGCACAGAATGACTTCTTGCGCGAACCACCTTCGGGTTGCGGAGCCTTCAAACCGGGCTTACCGGGGTTAGCAGCGTTGTACGATGCCCTTCCCTTGGCGTTTAGCCCACCTTTTGGGTTCTTACCTTCTTTGCGTTGCCACGCAGGAGTCTTAGCCATTTAAGCCGCCTTTTCTTTCGGTGGGGCCGCTTTGAGTTTGGGGTATAACCAATCTTCTCCAAAGTTGCCCACAAATTCTTCCATACCCATGTGGCCTAATGTGATCGTGGGATCAACCCAAATCTCATAGCCATATTCACGGACACGATTGCAAAATAAATAATCTTCGCCAACATAACCTTCTGGTACTACGTCAAAATGAAAGAAGGCTTTTAATTTACCAGCCTCAATCCGATCATCTTTGTATTCCCACTCAGGATGGTTAGCATCTAAAGTTTCAAAGACATCACGACGAATCATCATAAACGCAGTAGCCACCTGATTTGCTCGGATAAGCCCCATTTCGTTTAAGACAAGTTCGTCGTTTTCGTCTTTGTATAGCGTGGAAATAAATGTTTTAGCCTTTTTGCGAGCCACTGGAATACCAGCGGCAATACCGCATTTGGGGTCAGAAGTCCAAGCCAGCAACCTAAACAAATCGTTTGCATTGAAATTAATGTCTGAATCAATAAACATTAAGTCCGTGCAATCGCTTGCCATAAAGTCAGCAGCAATAAGATTGCGCGCCCGGGCGACAATAGAGCACCCAGATATATTACTAATCTGGATGGATACCCCATGTTGACCAGCAAGCGCACAAAAATTTGCCATTGAAATAGCAAGTTTTGTAGACAGTTTAAAGTCGTAAGTCGGCAAACCAAGCATCAGTTTGCGACCTGCAACGCTGTAGGACTTTTCTTTTTGCATTTATTATCCGTAAAAAAGCGTTATTGAGGTTGTATTAGTAACAGTACCGTGCATCGTACCTGTTTTAACTAGAATACCTTCTCCCGGTAACGGGATAATGGTGTATCCAGCCGTACCACTTGCAGCGGTTTCTACAGTAAGCACAATATTGCCACTAGCCCCACCCTCACGAATAACGACAGTACCAGCACTTGCACCATTAACCGCATACACGGTTTTAATACGATTACGATTGATGTCGTAATTATTTTGGTCTTTAAAATTGCCTGTGCTAGTCAACGGTTTTGTCGCTAGTACATCATATTGCATGGTAGGCATTATGGCCTCCTATTAAGCGCTTTGCTGACCAACTGTAGGATCTGCCACAAAATATGTGATATATCCACCAACAGTACCCGCACCTGAAGTGTCAATTGTTACGGTTACATATGACAATGCAGAAATAGCGGTGCGAGTTAAACCAGAAGTGATAGAACCAACAGCAGCAACAGATAGGTTATTTGCAATAGCTGCACCGGTAACAGATCCACTAACATAGTTGCGGGTTCCGAGGTCTACAGAACCAGAACCTGCGTCATTAATTTCTACAGACAGCACAACTGCGCCTGCAGGAAGAATCAGGTCAGGAGCACCTGTAGTAGAAGAAACTTTAACATTGGTGGCGGTAGCAACAGATGCGTCAGCAATATAAAACTGAGCAGCCATAACGCCAGAACCACAATATGCGGTGCGAGTTTGATCCCCACCGCCCGAACGCCAGATACTCTGGGTAGTTGAAAGTGCCATGTTTATCTCCGTGTAGTAGCACGACTCGTTACAGGTTCTCTACTAAGTCTGCTAGGTCAGTACCTGTAACTAAAAATCCTAGTCCTTATAGTGTAATACCAAAAGGGGGGCTTGTAACCCCCCTTTTGTTTTATGCACCCGGTGAGCCAAAAATACCGAGCGGATCAGACCAACCGAACGAATAACGCTCACGAGCCTTATAACGTACGTTACCGGTGTCAAAATCTCCATCCATTGAGGTACTCATCGGAGTACGGATGAAGTGCTTCAGACCGTTGGGAACGTCCGTCGTCAGGAACCATGCGTTCGTATCCGTCAAGAAGTGGTTAACAGAGTAACCCTCGGGGATAGAACCATTGTTCTTCAGAGCGTTGATGTCGTTGTCGTTTGTGCCAACACGGAGTTCAGTCTCCAAGAGGCGGGTTGCAACGAACATCAGTGCGGGGGGAACAACCAATTTACGCGGCTTTGCAGCAATTAGCAGGCCGCGCTCGTCCGTCCAAGCAGCGATCTGAATAACAGCGGCCTCAAGGGAGGTCTCATTCAGGTCAGCAGGAGTGGAAGGCTCGTTGGAGTTAACACCGCCAGAAACAAGGGGATGCGAGGTCGAGAACAGTTCAACGCCGTCACCACCGGGGTAGTTAGAGTTGAAACCATTGTTCAGGATGTTTGCAGCCTTAACTTGCTTGGTATATGCCATAGCACGGGCCAGAGCCTTGGTATAACGAGCCGAAAGGCTGTCATACAGGTTGTCCTCAATTGCTTCTTCAGTAATTGAGAAGCCCAGAGCAATCGTCTCATGGCTGTAACGAGCAGAAAATGCTTCCTGCGCGTTGTCATAAGAAATAGCCTGACCTTCGTTCTTTACTGGAGCGGCGGAGAAGCCAGACAACTTGACCTCTTCCTCAAAAGAACGCTCAGAGGTTTCAGTTACGAAAATCTCTTTGTGCTCTTCACCATAGCGACCATACTCCATACCAAACAGAGCATTAAGCCCCGGGAGAAGTTCTTTTAAAAGTTGTGCGCGTGAGATAGCCATTTAATTGCTCCTTATGCTACGGCATCGGCAGTTGTATAAGTGTGAATGCCAATGTTAAATTTGACAATCACTTCCGTATACGAGCCGGATGCGTTAACAGTCTCAGGAACAACGTCAATCACACGCAAAGGCAGCGTAGTGGCTGTGCCAGTTGTTGCAAGAACTGCGACTTTTGAATCACCAGTAACAGTAGAACCACTATTCTGGACCAGTTCGGCGTTCTGACCAACAGCAGCGCGAGTTACGCCACCGATAGTCGTACCAGTCGAAACAACAGCAGCCTGATACAACTGATCAGGATCATCTTGCACGTACGCATAAGTAGTCGAACCCGTAATTGGGCCGTCATAGAATTGAGCGTAAGTGGGTTGCTTAGTAGTGGGGTTGACGTATGTAACGCCAAGGAACACACCAACAACATCAGCAGCGGTGCTTGTGGTCGTCACCTTCTCAAGATTACCGGCTGTGTTCAGGGCTACTACGTCACCATAGAAGATGTCAGTAGCGGAACCAGAGGCAATCGGGATTTGGCGAGTTTGACCAGCGTACACCTGACCACCGACCAAATTGATCGGGCGCAGACCGTAAGGTCCTGCAAGGGTAGGATATGCCATTTAAAACTCCTTAAAAGTTATTTGCCACGTCCGAAAGTGACTTCCGCACGCTTCTCACTAAAGAGTGGCATACGGGCGTCGTTCTCTCGCATAAAGTTGTTGTCCACGGATCTCATCTGTTGATCAGCCATACCTTCGTAATAACCATTACGCTTTCCGACTTTCTCTTCGAGATTCTTGCACAACATAAGGCCACCAAACAAAACTAGTCCATTCTTCGAGGCAGACCCGTCGAGGCCCAAATCAAGAAGCAGTTCTGGATGATCTTCTGCCTTTACAGGCTCCCAACCTTCCCGACGACGCATGGAAACATTTCGTGCATCATCTAAGCCCATTACCATAGTACGAACCCATCTAAAAGCGTATCCGTCCTGTGGATCAGGGGTTGGTATCGACGAGGGGGGAATCCATGGTTGATCATGAAGATCATTTTCACGAGATTCCAGTTCACGACTCATACGATTTTGATTACCCATTACTGACTCCTTCCGTTAATAGCAGCCCATTGTTTTGCATATTCTTCTATAGGTATACCCAATTTACGTGCGACAGCCGCGCCTCCCGGCGGGATTTTCACGGTTTTCGGGGATGCACTTCTAGAAGCTGGCGCAACCACAGTGGATTGCTGTTTTACAGTGCGTTGTTGAGGTTGTTCTACGTTGTCAAACCGGTCAGGAAAGACTTGGCGTATACGCTCATCTAGGCGTCTGTAATATTCGTCCGTGCGAGGGTCTACGCCTTCTCGCATGAGTTTTTTGTCAACAGCATAAGCAATTGCCGTCATCTCATCGTCTTTACCAAACCATTCCGAGTTCTTTTGGAACCAGGCTTCCGCCTTTGGATCAGTCTTCGGTACAGCCGGACTTGAAGCAACTTGCTGCTGTATGGGTTGACTATATACGCTAGATTCTGCCCGTTGTAAAGGGGGATTACGAGAAAGTTCTCTTTTTTCTGCAACCACCTCTGCCATTTTGAGTTGGGCCTGCACCATACCCTCAGAATCCCCAGACTCATAAGCCTCCTTATAAGCCTTTTGAGCAGAAGCCAACTCAGTGTCTAATTTAGATTTGACAGTATCGGTGTATAAATTGGCGCCCTGATCCAGTACCGTCTTGAGCCGCTTGTTTTCCTCCATGGCGGCTTGGGCATACCGAATTGCCTCTTCTTGTTCTTCTTGATACCGCTGCCGATAAGAGCGCTCTTCCTCAAGTTCTTTCTTGAGTTGCTCGTATTCATTGTCCTTGTCGGCCTTGTACTGGCTTAGTTCGTCAGTATCAGCAACCTCAACCTTTTGGGCCTTTCGGGGTGGGGGTGCTTGTTCTTCCCCCTCCACTACAAACTCAAAAGTTTCGTCTGGATCCGACTTTTTTAAAATTTGAGTTTCTTCGGGCAATCCGTCTGGCCCTAGCCCCTCATCGTTTTGCTCTACGCCATTTATTAGCGTTCGCATCTTATTTGCTGCCATAAATCCTCCTTATGCTCGGGTAAACCCTGATGGGTCTTCAATTACACCCTCTACGGTGTCCTCATTAATTAGACGGAATTCATGCCCCCCAATCGTGAACCGAGAGCCTGAATAAGACCGCATCACTACCCAATCCCCTCTTTTACACCAAGCGTGGGCGTAGCGGTTTTTGTCGGTATAGCAATCAGGACCCATAGCAACAACCAAACCAATGTTTGCTGCAACTTCTTCAGCGTTCTTAGTTTGATTAGGAAGAATAATTCCGCTACCGGTTGTTTTTTCCTCAAATACCGGCATAGCAATTAATATTTTCCAGCCTACAGGGACAGGTAATTTGTGTGCGGCTCTTGCTTCCTCGATCTTTTTTAGTGTTAGTTCTGTACTTGGTACGCCAATTCCTTTAATCATCTAGGTTTTCCTTTCTTGCTTTATTAGCGAGTTCTTCAAACATATTTACGGCAACCATCAAGCCACGGATTAAGCCAACTTTTTCGCGGTACGCTGCGTAATCATCAGCCGATCCCATGGCAAGGTCCTCTGCTTGCCGATCTAACTCCTTACGTATTTTTTCTAAGAATATTTCTTCAAATGAACTAGCCACGTTGTGATGGACCCTTTCTTAAGTTAATTGCTGCACGAAACCCCTCTAAAGTCTCCTCAGAAGCAAGTTTTTTATCTTGCTCTTCTTTTTTGTTCTCTATTTCTTCTTGCTTGATGGCAATCTCGGCTGACCGAAGCGCCGCGTCTGACATGTCTTTCTTCAGTTTGCGATCAACTTCTGCGGCCTTGATCTGCAACTCTTCGCGCTGTAGTTGGGTAAGCGGATCTTGTGCCTGAGCCATGGCTTCTTTCTGTGCAACTTCTGCTTGGCTTTGCTGAAGAACTTTCTGAGACGCATCTGCCATGAGGCGAGATAGCTGATTCTCCATGAGCGGGTCCATCTTCGCTCCAAGCGGGGGTATATCAATACCCAGAGACTGCTGTATCTCGTTGCGATACGCATAGCCCAAGTGCTCTGCAATATGAGCCTCCATAGCGCCAGAAATAACCTGTGCATTTGGTGACTGACCTATTAGGGCACGTAGTTTGGGGTCCTTCATGGCGTTTGTATGCACCGTGAGATGGGCCTCGTGATCCTGCTCGGGGAACGCCTTAACAGGCTTACCCTGCAGCACCATGGCGTTCTCGCTGACGGGGTCCCTATACGGAATCTCGTCTTTCTTAGGCACGATCTTGTCTGCATTCTCAAAGCCAATTAGCCGGATCATGCCCCGATGAAGTTCCGGTAAGTCATACAACTCCGGCCTTTGCTGGGATAGTTGTAGTGCTGCTTGGTACTGGAGCATCCGCTGAGAGAACGTTGACGCATTGGGGTCCGATACAGGAATAATGTCTACCCGCTCAAAGTCTGACTCCTTGATCATGCGATCCGGATCGACGTTGTACTCATAGCCTGCCGGTGGGATGACCTCGATGATGGCTTTGAGAAGCCCAAACTCTTTCTTAAGCGTGGCGTGCATACGCGCCTGCACCGCAGACATAATCTTGAGCATCCGCTCAAGGACTGCGAGGGTGGTGCCCACCGGGGTGTTCTGGTCTACATCACCAATCTTAAGATCAGCAACCGCTGCCATACCTCGGCCCTGCTCAACAATCTTATCGAACAAAGACAAGAGCGTCTGGCTTGGCTCTTTATAGGGCAGGAATGTAATGTTCTCTTGGATCTTGCCGCTCGGTACATCAACGTCCCTAAACTCACCCGGCATGATGGGCGTCTCATCGCCCTTGATCCGCATACCACGAGTTTTTAAGCCACCCGGAAGATTGGCAAGTGTTCCAGCGTCAATAAGTTGGCGTAATAGAGAGGTAGCAGACTTAGCATGCCCACCAATAAGGTGGATAAGACCATAGCCATAGAAACCAAATCCAGGAACGTAATCGTACTTGACGTAGTGCATGCGTCGTTTGTACGTTTCATCATCTTCACTCCAGTTACGATAAATAGATAGCACCTGACCGCTGTTGTAATCTACTGTAACGACGTATGGAATCTCAATTTCACCTTCAGCGCGATACGGATCGTTCTCTAGATCCAGATTCACGTTCATTTCAAGCAGCGTGTAGCGGTCATCCTTAATAATGTCGATGCCTTGCGCATCGGCTTCCGCTTTTTTCACATCATCCGTTACAACATCGGGCGGATCTTCTAAATCTACGTCTCTATAAAAGCCCGAGACCTGCATTTTGCGGATCTCGTTCTTAACTTTGCGCATTACGTGAGTAAAGCGCTCACAAGACTCTAAATCTGACGCAGAAAACGGCGCTACAAAGTCTTCAGCCGGAATAAATATGGCTTCGGGGCGTTTAATCGTTGGGTCGTAATAGACTTTCTTAAACGCAGAGCCTGTCAGCGGCAGCGACCACAGCATCCGCTCATGCTCGGTGCGGTAGTTGACCATTTTCTCGGTCAGCACGTAGTTCATATAGTCTTTTACGCGCTCTGCAGCCTTCTCAGCCAGCATATCTTCCTTGCCGAGGATCTTTGCCTTGACCGGACCCCGTGGAGGGAAGGTCTCCATGATGGCTTCTGACTGAAAACGCACTGTGGCTTCAGTCAGTATGGGATGAAACACCCCGCAAGCACCGGGCCAAGGCTCTGTGCGGTTCTCAATCTTGAGTCCAAGCAGGTCTAGCCCTGTTTTGTAGGTCTTTTCCCAGTCTTTACGAGAGCGTTTGTCGTCATCAAAGTGCCCAATAAGTTCTTCAGCCAACTCTTGCAGGGCTGATTCTTCTAAATGCTCTGCCAAATTGGCAGAAAACTCTTTAATTCCGGTTCTTTCTTTACCACGAGGCTCAATCTCAACCTCAATCCCGTCCATTTCAATACTTACAGACTCAGGATCTTCGATTTCAACCTCAATTGGGGGTTCGTTTAGGGCAGCCAAACCTACTGGAGCCTCATAAAGCGCTTTATCAATAGCCATTTTTAAATTCCCTGTCGGTTTTGTTCGTACTTACGAGCCTCGGCTAGTAAATACCGGTTAATCTGGCGCACGCGTTTGCGTCGCTTCCACCATTGTGCGGGGTTTTTTACCGCTCGTACAGCGCTATACCAACGCCAAAGCGCGTACTCTTTAACTCTTACATGCAGGGGGCGCTCGTCAAACGGATCTCTTACTAAAATCCCGCTAATCTGCACCCAGCGTTTTTTCCTCCACTGCCCCATCAGTAGTAACTCCTAGGCTTTATGTCCAGCGGAGTGTCTACTTCGTCACTGTCTATAGGTATAAACCCGCCCTGTCTAAATCTTATAAGCGCCTGTGTGCTGGAATCCACCAAGTCATCATGCTCGCCAGAAGGGAACGCAGCAAACTCCTCAATTACCTCTTCTGCCCACCGTGTCTCGGGCGCCCAGACCACCCCAGAGGCAAACAAATCCGCAATCGCATTAACCCTAGCAATCTTGTCGTTGCCACGCGAGGGAGTGTACTCAGACACAAGCACCCCCATTTTCCGCAGTTCAAACACAAGTGGGGCACCAGCCGCTTTTGCCTCGATGATGCACGCATCAGGCTTCCAATACTGATACTGCTCTAGCGCCTTTTGTTTCAGTTCAGGAAACTCCATCCGTTCCTTTACCGCGTTGAGCAATATGATGTTCGGTTTTTTATACCCTGTATCCGCATCTTCTTGGTAAAACACTCCCCACGTCGTGCATGCGCTGTAGTCCGAGCGTGTATTTTTAGTATACGCAGTATCCCAAGACTGAATGATGAACTCGCACGGTGGTGCTGAATCTCTCTCCCATATACGCCACCAATCTTTTTTGATCAGCGCACCTTCTGCACTCGTGGGGTCCTGCATGTACTGAGCCTGCCATTTGTGAACCGGCAACTGCTCACGCAATACTTCTAACTCTTCTAGGGGCCAGAACTCAGGCCAAAGCGGTGTGCCACTCGGCATGATCGCCGGGAAGTTAATCACTTCCCACGTCTCGCCGTTGCGTTGTAATGAAGACTTTAATACCTGCGCCGTTAGATCTTTCTTACTCCAGCGCGTCATCACGATCACAATCGAACCACCCGGCTGCAGACGCTGCCGTGGACCTGACGTATACCACTCATAAGTCTTGTCATAAATCTCAGGGTGCGTCTCTGCCTGCACAGCCTCTTGCTCAGAGTGCGGGTCATCAATAATCAAAATGTCTGCACCTTTACCGGTAACAGCACCGCCCACACCGATAGCGAAATATTCCCCGCCGTAGTTCGTATTCCAGCGGCCCGCAGCTTTACTATCTGCCTGCAGTTCTACCTCATTAAATATATCTTTGTACTTATCGCTATCAACAAGGTTACGTACCTTACGACCAAACCCAGTAGCAAGTTCGGCTGTATGCGATGTCTGAATTACTTTCTTATGTGGCAGATTGCCTAAGAACCAAGACGGAAACAAATAAGAAGCAAACTCAGACTTGGTATGTCGCGGTGGCATATTAATAATCACGCGCTTAAGTTCTCCACGCATCACTTTATTAAACGCATCTGCCATGATTCGGTGGTGTCTACCAGAAATAAATCCGGGCCACATCTGCTTAACATACTCAAGAAAATCTGCTTTGCAATTGGCAACAGTTTTCCTACGCTCCTTTTCCAGAAGCGCTTCCAAGAGTTGTTCCTTTTCAATCCTGCTCAGGCTGCTCAGGTTTTTTAGGTTCAAATTTCTCAATGAATGGGCTTCGTTCCTTGGGGTCTCCAAAGACTTCCTCCGGGGCTAGGTCAATCGTATTGCGATTAAGTATTTCTTGAATCTTAGATTCGAGAGTCTTATCAAGATCTTCGTCACTCTTATTTTTATAAGTAACTTCAGACTTCTCTGTAAATAGACCAACATCAGAAATTTTGCCAAGCAGTTCAAGCGCTTTGATTCTAATGCGCGGGTCGTTGTCATCAGACTCTATGACTAACTTGTTAGTCACGTAGTTACGCAGTTGTGCCGCTTCAACGACAACCTGATTCTCGTAGTCAGTTAAGAGGCGCCGCACATGTTCTAGCGCACCGGGGTTTTGTTTTATTGTCTTGGCTGTCAGCACCTCGTTGCCCCGAATCACATCGCGTGCTACTGCCATGTCTTGTGGCTCTTCTCCTGTGAAGTCGGCCCCAGCCGCAGTCAGGATCTCAAGCGTTCTGCACGCTACTTCGGCACGCTCACGAAGTGTCAATTTATTGAAGTCCTGATCTTTGTCGTCGATCAGGGGGATTTCGAGGTCGGGTGTCAAAATCAGCATTGGCGGACTGTACTCCCTAAAGTGTCAAAAAGTCAAGTGTGGGGGACTTTGAAAACCCTCATCGTCAAAAAGGGCGCCCCCACAAAAAAATTATATACCCC